CGACGAAGAAAACTTACCAGTTAATGAGTCACTAGACATCACACACTTCCAAAAATTTATGAAGCGATTGCGCAAGCATTACAGACCAAAAAAAATACGCTTCTACCATTGCGGAGAATACGGCGAAGAGCTCCGCCGCCCGCACTATCATGCATTATTATTCAATCATGAATTTACAGACTTAATATATTGGAAGGAACAAAATGGCAATCACTTATACACATCACCAACACTTGACAAACTCTGGGGAAAAGGCCAATGCATCATTGGAGACGTCACTTTTGACTCTGCTGCTTATGTATCCGCATACATCCTTAAAAAGCAGACCGGCGAAAGCGCTCAAGAACATTATGAACATGTCACGCGCTATGCACAAACTACGCAACTCACCCCAGAATACACAACAATGTCAAGAAGACCAGGAATCGGCAGAGCCTGGTATGAAAAATATAAACAAGAAGTTTATCCAGACAACTTTATAATTGTAAATGGCAAAAAACAAATGCCACCAAAATACTATCAACAATTCTTAGAAGAAGAATCAGAACAACAATTTAAACAACTAAAGAAGGAGGGACGACGATTACGCAAAAAAAACGAGTCAAATAATACACCGGAGCGCCTTACCGTCAGAGAACGCTGCGCTCAAGCAAAAATAAACCTAAAAACTAGACAAATAGAGGAACACAGACAATGAAATCAATGATATTTTCAATCTACGATGAAAAAGCACAAGCATATTTACCACCATTTTATCTACCAAACGAACAAATGGCACTACGTGCAATCGAAGATTGTGTAGCAGACACAGAACATAACTTCCATAAACACGCAGAAGACTTTACACTATTTAACATCGGAACATTTGACGACCATAACGCTGAAATATTCAGCCAAAAAACACCGCTAGCAAATTGCCTTGAAATAAAGGCACAACAACATAATCAACAAACAGAGGAGCAACAACAAAATGAAGAAGGGTAGAATACAATCAACCACGTCTAGTGGACATAAATTCAGCGAAGCCCCACAAGCACGAATACCACGTTCAAGTTTTGACCGTTCACACGGTTACAAAACAACATTCGATGCAGGATACTTAATACCATTCCTCTGTGACGAAGCACTCCCAGGAGATACTTTCAACTGCAAAATGGATGCCTTCGCAAGACTAGCAACACCAATATTCCCAATCATGGACAATCTGTTCGTAGACACCTTTTACTTTGCAGTTCCATACCGATTAGTATGGGACAACTGGGAGAAATTCAACGGGGCACAAGAAAATCCCGATGACTCAATAGATTACACAATCCCAGTTATGAACAGCACCGCTGTTACAGGGTACGACAATACATCTATCTACGACTACATGGGCATTCCAACAAAAGTCCCTGACTTACAACACAATTCACTACATTTAAGAGCCTATAATTTAATCTGGAACGAATGGTTTCGAGATGAAAACCTACAAGACTCAGTTACAGTTAACAAAGGCGATACAACAGACCCAACTTCAGACTATGAACTACTACGTCGCGGTAAGCGACACGACTATTTCACATCTGCATTACCATGGGCACAAAAAGGTTTAGCAGTAGATTTACCATTAGGTTCATCAGCAGACATTGTTACTGACAATGTAGCCGGTACAGATTTATCAATCTTTAGTACCGACGCAAACGATTACACTAAGATGAACGCAACAACACCATATCTATCAAGAAACAATACAACTAACCCAGAAAGCAACAAAATGTATGCAGATTTAACAACTGCAACAGCAGCAACAATTAACCAACTCCGCCAAGCATTCCAAATACAGAAACTATTGGAACGTGACGCACGTGGCGGAACCAGATATATAGAAACAATCAAATCACACTTCGGAGTGACATCACCAGACGCGAGACTACAAAGACCCGAATACTTAGGGGGAGGCTCAACACCCGTAGTTATAAATCCCGTCGCACAAACCTCCGAAACGACTTCTACTGGCCAGCACTAAGTCATATAGGTGAACAATCAATATTAAACAAAGAAATATATGCTCAAGGCTCTGTAGCACCAACAGAAGACGAAGCAACATTCGGATTCCAAGAACGATACGCAGAAATGCGTTATAAACCTTCACTTATTACGGGCAAATTTCGTAGCAATGACGCACAATCATTAGATGCTTGGCATTTAGCCCAAGACTTTGCTACACTACCCGTATTAGATTCTACATTCATACAGGAAACACCACCCATGGATAGAATACAAGCAGTCAACACAGAACCAGACTTCCTTTTCGATTCGTATATCAAGATGCGATGCGCAAGACCAATGCCACTATATGGCGTACCAGGTCTAATCGATCACTTCTAATGAAAATACATAAATCAATAGGCGCCTACAAATGTTAGGCGCCCTTA